TTGCGACCGCAAAGGCACAAGCCTAACCGATTTCCTGAAGCAGAGCTATATCGACGTTCTGGTGGGCGGTTGTAGTCACATTCTGATTGACTTTCCACGTCCTCAGAAACACGTCGATACGCGCGCTGAGGAGGACGCTCTGGGGATGTCGCGTGCCTATCTGGTGGGTTATTCCTCCGATGAGCTAATCAATTGGAGTTACGACGACCAGGGCAATTATGAGTGGATTGTTCTCCGCACGTCGAGCCTTCGAAAGAAGAATATCGCCGATACTTCGTGGGTCCGGCACACACGTTGGACATATTACGACAAGCGCACGTTCCAAATCTACGACCGCGAGGAGCGGGGAGGCGGTGGAGAGCGGTTAGAACTGATGGCCCAGGGACGGCATGGACTGTCGAAACTGGACCGGGTCCCCTTGGTCGACTTGCGGGTCGGGGAAGGGCTGTGGTTGATGAATCGCGCAGGTCTCCTGCAGCTCGAGCATTTCAACAAATCCAACGCGCTGGGCTGGGCGCTGACGATGGGTCTATTCGCCCAACCCGTGGTTTATTCGGACAAGCAGTTCAACCAGATTGTCGGAGAGTCTTACTATATTCAACTCGCTCCGGGAGACCGCTTCGGATGGACGGAGCCTGCGGGCAACGTCTTCCAAATCGCCAGCGATAATCTGCTGCGTCTCCAACAAGAGATATATCGTGTGTGTTATCTGTCGCAGGCGGGTGGTGAGATCGCCGGAAGCGGAGTGCAATCCGGTTTGAGCAAGCAGCGAGACTTCTCGATCACACAAGAAGTTCTTCGTTCGTATGGCGACATTATCAAAGACACGGTAAAGCGTATTCTACGTTGGATTGCGGAAGCGCGTGAAGACTCCGTGCGGATCGACGTCTCCGGGTTGGATGAATTCGACATAGGCGATTTCAGTTCCGAGATCTCGGACGCGCAACAGTTGCTCGATATCGGAATACAATCTGCGACGCTTCGCAAGCAGATCTACAAGAAACTCGCGCTGAAATACCTTTGCGATGTGCGTCAAGACATCAAAGATCAAATTGTGCGCGAGATCGACGCACAGAACTGAACGGAAGAAGAATCCAAGGGAGGTTTATGGAAGAAGAACGAACTACGACCGCCGCAAACGAAGGGCAGGGCGAACTGCGTTCCGTGATCCGGAGCGTAATCGACGAGTTTATGCGCGCGGAGCAAGTCAGATCGGAACCGGCGTACAAGACGGAGTTAGTGGAAGAGCGCCGGCGCCGGGAACAGTTAGAACAACGGGTAAACGAATTAGCCGGCGAGAACAAACTCAACAAGCAGATCGCGGAGGAAGCCGAGAAACAAGCGGCTGTGCGGGCCGAGTTACAACGGCTAGGCGTCGCGAAGATCGATCTGGCCTTTCGCGCGGTGCGGGGGGAAATTCGCAGAAAGGACGACGGCCGGTTAATGGCCACGGCGGACCAGGGCGAAATGCCTTTGCGCGAATACCTGGCGCAATTCATTAACGAGAATCCGGAACTGCTGCCGGCGCGGATAGCCGGTGGGTCCGGAATGGAACCGGTGCAAAAAGCGGCCCCGGCGGAACGCGGGATCGATCTGGACAAGATTAGACCGGGCATGGATCCGGAGGAGTTGGATCGGGTGCGGAAAGAGATCTCGCGCGTTGCCGCGCAAACCTTACGCGGCATTTAACACATCAGCGAGAGAGCCTGGGCTCTCCGAGGCTGAACGAACAGAAAGAGGAAAGGAAAACAGATGCCAACAATTACATCGGCAAATGTCGCAAATGCGATCGTTAAACTCGTTGCCGTGGATGCGCTGCCGGCGCTCTTGGGAAACTTAGTGATGGGCAACCTTGTGAATCGCGACTACGAGCCAATTCTGGCGCAGGCTGGCGACACGGTCAACGTGCCGATCCCGCCCACGTTGGTTGCGAATAATATCGCGGAGGGCGGAACGGTACAAACGCAGAATCCCAGTCTGGGGAATGCGCAGATCGTTTTGAACACTCACGCGGAGGCGACGTTCCAAATTCCGGATGTCACGAAAGTGCTTGCGGTGCCCGATCTACTGAAGCTGTATATGCAGCCAGCGGTAATCGCGTTGGGGCAGAGCATCGAGTTAGAACTCCTGAACCTGTATGCGCAATTCACAGCCAACGGATCGGTGGGGACTCCCGGGACACCTATCACAGAGGCAGTAATCGACCAGGCGGAAAGCACGTTGTTCCAAGCTATGGTGCCGCCTAGTGCGAATAAGTACTTGGTGGTCAATTCCGCAACATACTCGGCACTGCGGCAAATTCCCCGTTTCAGCGAGTTCTACAGCGCTGGCGACGCCGGTTTGCGGGCGTTGATCGATGGCAGCGTCGGAAAGATGAAAGACTTTTATATCTTCCGATCGCAGTTTGTGTCGGTAACAGGGAGCGCACCAGCCACCACGCATAACCTGGCATTCACTAAAGACGCGATCGGTTTAGTAGTACGGCGTCTGCCACAGCCGCTTCCCGGTACCGGGGCCATCGCGGAATACGCGGAAGTCGGTAACTTCGGAATGCGCGTAATCATGAGTTACCAGCCGAACACACTGGCACAGCAGTTCACCGTGGACGTGTTATACGGGACCGGCGTACTGCGCAATAACTTCGCGGTCCAGGTAAACAGCTAATCATCGGTACTGCGAGCCTGAGGAGGACCGGCACGAAGCCGGGGCAACGTCCGGTTCTTCTCAGCTAAGGATTCGAAAGGGGCAAATATGGACTTAAGAGCATTCTTTCAGAAAATTCGGACTATCGCTGCGACAATTCCAGGAAAAGATACTGTGGTTGCGAGTTTAGAGACAACGGACGGAGGGCGCGCGGGCGAGTTAGTAGAGGTCGCGCGGGACGTGGCGGCGAAGCTAATCGCGCAGGGTAAGGCCCGATTAGCAAGCTCGGACGAGGCGGCGCAGCTCAAGGCAGCCGCGATCTCGGCTCTCAAAGCGGCAGCAGACGCCGGCGAGAGAGAGCTGGTGCAGCTCAACGTTCTGCCACAAGCCGACTTAGAGCTGCTTCGGAGCGTCCTTCAGAAGAAGTAGACACGATTACGAACATGGCCTTGTTAACGGATGGACTTCTTAACACCAGCGGCGCGCTCCAGCAATACGAGAATGCAATTCTCGGGGTTGCTGCGACTGAGGAGATTGATGTTACAGCGAAGGCGTCGCTCGCACAGGAGGAGATCGCGACCCACCTGCACTTGTTTCTGGATCGAAGCGCGCTCCACAGCAGAGAGTTCCTGGTTCGACGCCACGTGGACGTCAGGGACATCGTAGTCACCAGGCCGCTAAAAAGATGGCACGCTTATAGGACGCTGGCGATGATTTATCGGGACGCTTATAACAATCAGCTCAACGACAGATATCAAGGCAAATGGACCGAATACGAAACGCTGGCAGCCGGGGCCGAGCAAGTCTTTTATCGCGCAGGAGCGGGTATCGTTCAGAATCCGGTGCCAAGAGCGAGTGAGCCGTTGTTGACAACGATTCCGCTTGGTGTCAGCGGGATTAGTTACTACGTTCGTATTTCCTGGATCAATGCCTTTAGACAGGAAGGGTGCGCGAGCGAGATACAACAGGCGACCACCAGCGACGGGTCGGCAATGGTTGTCGCGTCCGCAGAGGGGCCGGAGGGGATCGATTCCTGGAACGTCTACGCCGGTAGTGGTCCCGAAAGCGTTCAGCTACAAAATGCGACACCCATACCGATTGCCGGCACCTGGATATTACCTCCAAACGGACTCATTTCAGGGAAGGCTCCCGGCGACGGTCAGACCCCGGAGTGGTGGATCGTCGACCGGCACGTTTTGCCGCGAGGTTAAATTATGTGCCAAATATCGAATGTCGTGGGAGTGGTGGCTGGGCTGCTTACCGGAGCAGGCGGCCTGCAGGCGAACATAGACACGTTAGCCGCCGCGGAGTCGCTTCCGGACATCAGCGTCGGAAGCGAACAAGTGATCGCCCAAAACCTGCCCGCAGACATCGCGGAGCGCAATACTCCGGGTAAGTATCCGTGTGTTCTCGTTTACTTCGATGAAGTGGACAATCGGCTTCGCGAAAAATCACGGACCTTTTCCGGAACGGCGGGAATGGCCATAGAGGCGCGCGTATCGAGCGACCGGGTGGGAGATCTGGATGCGCAACTTAACGTGCTGGTGGATGCGGTTACCAGCACACTCGACCAGAACCGCGGAGACTGGGGCGACGGCATTTTCTTCGGCGGAGAATACAAGATTTCGTTTGCCGCGGTAAAACACGGCGGTAAGAACTTCATCCAGACGGCCAAGGTGACGTTCACTTTGGATGTCAGCAGGAACTGAGCAGGCGTAAAACAGAATGGCTTACATTTCATCAAACGAGAATCGTTTTTATGTCGCGCTGGAGCAGAGCTACGGTTTAGTCAGCGCGAGCGGCGCGTTTAACAGAATTCCCGCCATTAAGCTCACCGCACGCCAGCAGCGTGAGCGGGTGGACCGAAAGGACAAGACCGGTTCGCGAACATTCGTGGGCTACCCGCCAGGCGGCAGGCTGGCGACCACGGTCGAAATCAGCACTTACATGCGGAACTGGGCGGATCAGACAAAAGAGCCGGGTTATGGGCCTCTCTTCCAGGCGTGCATGGGACTGCCAGCCGCAATTACAAATTCATTGAACATTAGCTCGGTTACCGGTACGAATCAACTGGCTTTCGCGACACCGCACGGGTTGACTGCGGGACAGGGCGTGGCGTACGGAAGCGAACTCCGGTTTGTCACGGCAATCGTCAATAGCCAGACAATTCAGATCAATGCTCCATTCACAGTTACTCCTTCTAGTGGCGCGTCAATGGGCATTTCCGCTACGTACTCTCTCGATACGGAACTAAATAGCGTGACGATCCTGGATTGCTGGAGTCCGACGTCGGCAGTGCAGCGGTTTATTTACGGGGTTGCGATCGATCAGCTTCAGTTACAGGTGAACGCAGACTTTTATGAATTTCAGTTCGCGGGGGCCGCTTGCGACGTTGCCGATACGAC